TATTTGAAAAAAGTATGCGTGGCGATCCATCAGATAATATTTTTAGTGCATATCCGGGTGTAAGAACAAAAGGTACTAGAAACAAAATAGGATTAAGAGAAGCATTTGCAGATAGACAAGCAAAAGGTTATACATGGAATAATTTAATGCTAACAAAATGGGTAGATCATGAAGGCAATGAACATAGAGTAATGGACGACTTTGAAAGAAATAAATTTTTAGTTGACTTACACGCACAACCAGAAGCTATTGTAGAAGAACTTGATCAAACGATTACACAGGCTAAGGCCGAAAATAAAAGTATAGATCAAGTTGGAATCAGATTCATGAGGTTCTGTGCCAAGTATGATTTAAATAAGATTAGTGAACAGGCTCAATTGTATGTGGAGCCCTTTAATGCGAGGTTAAGTGTATGACAGTGAAAGCAAAAACACTTGTAAAAGACAAGTTTTGGATAGTTGAGCAAAACGGCCAAAAGTTAGGTACCTTACAAAAGAAAGAAGATAACGGTTGGATCTTTTTAAACAAAAAAGATAAAAGACAAGTTTATCACACACGAGAAAGCCTGTTTACGAAATTTGGGTTTAATATTTTTAATGAAGTAAAAAAACCAATAATAATAGAAGAAGAAAAGTCTGTTGACAAGTGGGACGTTAAACAAGCAGAAAATTTTGAAGTGCATGGATATCCTTGTTCTCAAAAACCTTATAATCCTTTGTGGGACGTACAAAAACAATTACCTTTATATACAAAAACACTAAAGTCTAAGTCAATGTTCTGTGCTGGATATTATATTGTTAAATTTGAAACTGTAAATTGGCGTAAAGCATACTGTCCAAAAATAATTACACTACAAAGATACCGTTATAAAGGACCAATAAAATCAAAAACAGAGATGGTTGCACAATTAAATGAAGCACTCAAAAATTCAGACTAAACCTATCGAAAATATACTAGGTCGAATTAGAACTCTACGTCAAAAAGGTACATCGGAAATTCGACTAACTGCTAAAGAAGCCGACCAATTAGCAGATTCTTTGACGCAAGTAATGACAAGACTTGTAACCATTCAAGAAGAAATTATCGACGCACTCAAAACTGCTCAACAGGCTTCAACGGTAAATGTTGAAATGGACGGCGGCGACTTCAATAAAAAATAGTACCACAATTTATGGTAAATACAACTATAAATTATGAGCAGACCGAAGCCAGTAGTAATCCTAGAAAGTTCCAATAAAGTAACCTACAAGTTGGACCAAGTCCTTGCGGCTGAAGGCATCTGGGCAGTATTTTACAATGGTAAACCTATCAATTTAAAATCATCTAGTTTGGTGGCAAATTACCCAGGTCCAAAGTATAAAAAGGTATCTTTTTCTAATCCTGGTCACGCAGAAAATTTAGTAAAAAAATTAAATGCACAACACAAGACAGATAAGTTTGCTGTCTATCTTTTAAAAACTGGCGACAAATTCACTAGATAATTAAGTGTATGGACACAAAGACAGCCTACACCCGAACCTTCCTAATGCTTAAAGATCAACCACTCCATGATGAGAGTATTAAGACTGCTTATTACACTTGGTGGCAAAATGTACGAGAATCTTACCAAGCACGTTCATTAAGACTTACTAAAATAGGTTTAGAATGGGTAGAATCATTAGACATTAAAGTCTATAATATCAAATTTCCTAACAAAATTATATTCACTCCACAAACTTTCCTATGGTTAGATGAGTTTGTAAATTGCCCATATTACATAGATAAGAAGCAAATTGTAGTAACTATGGAAAAAATGGCCCTACAATTGATGTTATTTGCTGGAGATGTCACAAAATACGGTTTAGCACGGGCTATGAGCAAGGCCGACGAGCAAAAAGACTAGTAAAATAGCCCTTTTTTTATCCATAATTACCAGGTTGACGCCTTGTAATACTATGTTATAATGGTATTATAAACATTTTAAACAGGAGTGTACAAAATGGTGAGAACCAAAAACAAAGAACAAGCAGTAGGCAGTCAAAATAGAACTGTCACACCAAACGAGGCAAAACTAGCATTAGAACATTGTATCAAATTACAAAGACCAATAATGATGTGGGGAGCACCAGGTATTGGTAAATCAGACATAGTTAAACAAATTGCAGATAAACAAAAAAGAGAAGTTATTGATATAAGACTTCCTTTATGGGAACCTACAGATATTAAAGGTATTCCTTATTATAACGCCAAAGAAAATAATATGGTATGGGCAAGTCCGGCAGAATTGCCAACTGATCCTAAATCGACATCAATAGTTTTCTTAGACGAATTAAACTCGGCGGCACCGGCAGTACAGGCGGCGGCTTATCAACTTATATTAAACAGAAGAGTTGGACAATACTACCTTCCAGAGGGTGTAGCAATTGTGGCGGCTGGTAACAGAGATAGTGACAGAGGTGTTACTTACAGAATGCCGGCTCCATTAGCCAACAGATTTGTTCACATAGAATTAAGAGTAGACTACGACGACTGGATGGAATGGGCTACTAATAATCATATCCATGCAGATGTAGTAGGTTATTGTACATTTGCAAAACAAGATTTATACGATTTTGATCCAAGAGGATCAAGTCGATCATTTGCGACTCCAAGAAGCTGGAGTTTCGTATCTCAACTTCTATCAGACGACCTGCCAGAGAGTACACTCACTGACCTCGTTGCAGGAGCCGTAGGAGAAGGGTTGGCCGTTAAGTTTATGAATCACCGTAAGGTGAGCGGCCAACTACCTAACCCATCTGATATATTAAGTGGTAAAGTTAAAGATTTAAAATGCAAAGAAATATCAGCTATGTATTCTTTAACTGTTTCATTGTGTTATGAATTACAACAAGCACACGAAAAGAAAACAAAAAATTGGAACGAACAAGCAGACAGATTCTTTCACTACATGATGGATAACTTTGAAACAGAGTTAGTTGTTATGGGTGCCAAGATTGCACTGACAAACTATAAACTTCCGTTCGATCCTAGCAAGTTAAAATCATTTGATAGGTTCCATAAGAAGTTTGGCAAGTATGTCATAACTGCTATGGAGTCTAAATGATCTCTTCAGACCAAGCAATCATAGACAAATTGGTTACGGCAAGAATTGCCTTACTTTTAAAACATCCGTTTTTTGGTAACCTTGCAACAAGACTTAAACTTGTTAATGCAGATGACTGGTGTCCTACTGCTGGTACAGATGGTAGACACTTTTATTACAATAGAAAATTTATAGATTCACTTACACCAAAAGAAGCAGAATTCTTATTTGGTCATGAGGTTTTACACAATGTATTTGAGCATATGCTACTTAGACAAGGTAATAGACAACCACAACTTTGGAATATTGCGGCGGACTATGCCGTTAATCAAATTCTTGTAGAAGGCAAAATTGGTGATATGCCAACAGGCAAAAAAGGTGAAAATAAAGGTTTCCAAGATGACAAATACAAAGATTGGAATGCAGAAAGAATATATGATGATTTATATAAAACTGCAAAAAAGAACGGTAAGAATGCAATAGAAAAATTAGGAAAATTACTTGACGAACATATAGACTGGGGTAAAGGTCCAGGTGGAAAAGGCAAACCTGGTAAAGATAAAAATGGAAAAGGACAACCAGTTTATTCTAAAGAAGAATTAAAGAAAATTAGAGATGAAGTAAAAGAAGCAATGATAAGTGCCGCACAATCAACAGGTGCTGGTAACTTACCAGGTGCAATCCAAAAAATGGTTAAAGAATTAACCGAACCAAAAATGGATTGGAGAGAAATAATTCAACAACAAATTATGAGCACAATAAAATCAGATTATACTTGGATGAGACCTAGTAGAAAATCTTGGCATACATCTGCTATACTACCGGGGCAGAATAACGATCTAATGATTGATATATGTTTAGCCATAGATGCAAGTGGATCAATATCAGACCAACAATGTAAAGAATTTTTAACAGAAGTTAAAAACATAATGGATCAATATAAAGACTTTAGAATACATCTTTGGACATTTGATACTAAAGTATTCAATCCAGTTGTGTTCACACCAGATAATGCAGACGAATTACTTGACTATAAATTAGGTTCAGGTGGTGGTACAGAATTTGAATGTAATTGGAAATATATGAAAGATGAAGGAATTGTGCCTAAGAAATTTATAATGTTTACAGATGGCTGGCCATTTGATAGTTGGGGCGACCGTGACTATTGCGATACTATATTTCTAATTAATAATGAATACGATCGAAACATAGAAGCACCATTTGGAATGACGGTGCAATATGAAGATTAATCCAATAAACTTTTACCAAAGAGAACTAGATATGTTACCACCACACTTTGTTAATACTGTGGTAAAAGCACACGATCAAGATATAGAAAAAATGCGAAAATGGATATACGAACATTGTTCAGGTAGATATTCAATTACCAAAGATGTAATATATCACGGAGACAAATCTAGAGCAATTACAGTACTTGGCTTTGAAAATCCGGGAGATCTTGTTCTACTCTCTTTGAGCGGAATA